CGATTGTGTGAACCAGCCTAAATCAGCCAAAACGCGCATTGCACGTTGAGGTTTTAAATCAGCGGACAACTCCTCGAGTCTCACAGCTTCAAAGAAGTTGTAGACTCGGAGAGGTTCAGTTATCATAGATAGCTTCAAGTCCTCTAGATTAGAATTTAAAATCCTCTTTAATTGAGGATGATCCTCGAAATCCATTTCTCCAAAGGAGAAGAGGGGTGAGTCTAATAAACTTTCCTCTACATGGGTATTAGGATTATCTGAAATAACCGCGTGGTCGAAAAGAGCACCGGCTAAAAGAGTTAAATCGTATAACGATTTTAATCCAACTCCTCTCTTCGTTGAAGATTGGAAAAGGATAGATAAAGCAATGACGCATTCAACTGGAACAGTTGATCTGTTACAGATCACAAAACGGATTAAAGGATTTGAATCTTTAAGACCAAATACAATATGTCCGATTTTTGTGAATGCATCAATACCTCCAAGCTCTCGTGGAATTCGTAGCCTGTTCGGATAAACAGGGAGAAATTTTTTAAACCTTCCAAGTATTACTCGGAAGACTCTAATTTCTTTCTGCTGAACTCTAGGCGGAGACCACCTAAGAGCTTTATAAATAGAGGCAACCTTACCAATGGCGGGGTTACCTTCATCGAAGATGTCGCGAGCTTTTACCTCAGGCGAAAGTAGACGCATCTTTATTGCATCGACAACAAGAAACTTGTCAGACAATGCAGCATCAAAAGGGTTACAGTCAATGATTGTACCCACAGTGGTGATTCCTTTTTCGCAATATTTTATAGCGTACTTGGAAATTACCTGTTTAGAAAGTTGCATCTCGCCCCCTGTTGCATTGACTATGTCAGCAACTTTTTTTGGGAAAGCGAGATTACACTTTGCAATCTGGTCATCACCGCCATTAGCGAAAAAGTCCAGATAATGACCTCTAGTCATAGTAAAACCTGTATCATTCAATTTGAAATCCCTTGAAGCTAACCTTAGGACAGCTTCAGAGTAGAGGCATAAAAGACCTCTTGTTACAGGGTCTCCCATGAGGATACCATTCCGCATAGTGATAACATCACCATCGGGATAACAAAGAATCTTCTCATGGAGAAGAAAATCTCTA